TTGAAACCCTGTTAAATACGTTTGAATATTACAACTGTACAACCAACGAAACGGGACGTTATACAGCGTTTTATATCCCGGTGACAGAGGTTGACCGCTTTACAGGTGAAACACCAACGGCGGCAACTCTGGGAACTGTAAAACAATATGACTATAATTTTATAAACTAGCCACAAGCCCCGGCAACAGTCCGGGGCATTGGTTTATAATGCAGCCGTAGGCGGTCACAAGCCCGCATAAATGCAGAGTGTAAACCAATATAGAAAAGGACGTGATAGCGTGAAAAGAGTCTGGAAAACACCGGAACTTGACTATTACAACCTTTATGCCGATATGCTACAACAGCCCCATTTACTAATTGCAGGGGCTACGGGCAGTGGTAAAAGCGTTGTAATAAATGGCATGATGACAACAGCACTAAAGGACAGCCCCGCCGCTGTACAGTTTATATTGATCGACCCTAAACGGGTTGAACTGGTAGACTATAAAGAACTGCCCCACACACTGCGTTATAGCAGTGAACCGGGGGAAATGGTACAAGCATTACAGGAAGCTATAGCAATAACAGACAACCGTTATAGAGACATGGCACGGCAGCACGTCAAGAAATACGGCGGCGGGGCTGTGTATGTGGTTATAGATGAACTAGCCGACTTGATGACAACGAACAAAAAGCAAGTACAACCGATATTGCAGCGGCTCTGTCAGATCGGCAGAGCTGCAAACGTCCACGTTGTAGCCGCTACACAGTGCCCGTTGTCTGCTGTGATCCCTACACCTATAAAAGTAAACTTTGATAGCCGGGTAGCACTCAGAACCCGCAGCGGTCAAGATAGTCGTAACATTTTAGGCGTGACAGGTTGCGAACTTCTGCCCCGATACGGTCAAGGCTACTACATGACCCCGGAGGGATGCAGGCTGTACAATATACCGATGTACGAAACAGAAACCCCGGACATAATAGAATATTGGAGGAAACAGAAACCCCGGATAGTATGGAATGGGTAGAACGCCCGCCCCGTATAATCCGGGGCTTTCTTTATGTCCTCAGAACGCACACACGCCCCGGCAGCAGGTCTTTCCTACACCGGGGCGTATTTCATTGCCTTATTTAATTTTAGGGCTTTCTGCCCTTTCTGCGACTTCTGAGATTTCACCTTCTGGCACGTCTACAATGTCGGCATTGTCAAGATACTTTCTTGCAAGGGCTTCTGTGTCGGCACTGTCACCTAACGGATTGTTAGGAGTCAGAACCATTTCTGTCTGATCCTTCATGCCGTCATAGTTCTTCTGCCAGAATATACCCGTAACCGGATTGACCTTGCCATCCTGCATAAGTCCTTCCCTGTAAAGGGCACAGACTTTCTGCACCTTTTTGATAAAGTCGGTGCGGGCGGGGTTCGTTGTACAACGGTTGACCCACTCCCATGCAATACCCTTATCTATTCCTATCGCAGCATACGCAGCTTGATTGCCTATCTTCATATCGTACTTTGCACACGTTTCCAGATAGTGCATGAACCGTCTTTCCATCTCTTCTATGTCGTTATAGTCCAACTTCTCAGACGGCATGATCTCCATAGTGAACTGAATCATCCGGGAGTTATACCCTTCTGGCAGATCAGGATTGTGACCCTGTACAATCGGGCTATTCTCTCTTGCTTTCTCCAAGTTCGCAGGGCTACTCTTCTGATACCCCTCTGTCCTTCTGGGCTTTCTGTCCTTCCCTCTCGTTCTGGGCTTCTTCTGTTCTTCTGCCATTCTTACCTACTCCTTTCTGCTCCTTCTCTTCCTGCTCTCTTTTCCATCTCTCTACATAACTTTCCATAGTTCTGCTCCTTTCTTACCTGTAGGGCTTGTAGGGTATTTTCGATTTTCGGTATAACTTTTCTTAGTAGGCGGTCTACTAGAGAAAGTTATAGCAAAATGATGAAATACCCTACATACCCTACAATTAACCTGTCGTTTTCATCATAATTCCGTAGTAAACAGCCACGCCGCCACTCACGGACTTCTGCTCATACCACTCAGGGTGTGCCATCAACTCAGCATTGAACTTCTTCATGCTGCATACATAATAGCCGTTGCTCTTGCACCACAGCTTGTAATTATCATAAAGGGTCTTTGCTCTTGTCTTAACGTCATCCTGCTTCTGGCATTTCTCTTCAAGGTACTGCAATACCAGATCATTGTCTTTCTCATACTGCTTGACTACCTTCTGCATATTTGCTGACATTTTCAAACCAAACCTTCTGTACTTGAAGTACCCTGCAACCAACCATGTGAAGATACCACGCATTGCTTCCGGTGACTCAAAGTAGTCCTTCAAGCCTTTGTCCTGTTCGTCATCATTAAAGTGCCTGTTAAATTCAATAACACGCACACGATCAGAAGCAAACAAGGATTTATCTTTTACAGCAGGTAGGTCATTACAGGACAGCCACATTGTAAACTGCGGCTTGAATGTAATTGCTGTTTGATACAACTCACGGGCGGTGATCTCTTCCCCACCAGTAAGTTGCTTGATAACTGATTCATCCAACTTCCCGGCGGTGTCTGACTCACTCATAGTAACCATTCGCTTACCTTTCAGCTTTGCCAGTACCGGACTTGCTGCTTCTGCGTTCTTTGCTCTGTCACCACGGCAGATCAATTCTACAGGTGTGACCGTAGAGTAATCACCAAGCAAGTGCTGAATTGCATCAAGCATGGTGGACTTTCCGTTTCTGGTGGTCTTACCATGCAGGATAAACATACACTCTTCCTTAGATGTTCCAAGGATGGAATAACCCAAGGCACGTTGCAGGTAGTCCGCTTTGTCCTTGTCGTTCTGCGTTACTTCCTTGATAAACTGTTCCCATCTGGCACACTTCTCTTTCTTCACACCGTATTCAAAATTGGTCTGCATTGTCAAGAAGTCATTCCATTTATGCTCACGGAATGTCAATGATTCCAGATCATAAGTACCATTCTTACAGTTAATCAGGAATGGGTGCGTATCAAACTCTGCTGCTGCAATCTTCAAGTTATCGGCTGCGTCCTTCATGAGCCTGTCACGGAAACGCCTGTCACCCATCTTACCGACAAAAGCCATGTACTGCTTACGCTTATCTTCGTCCGGGATTTCTCCGCAGTAAAGAGCCATGATCCTGACAAACTCTTTAATCTTATTGGACACAAGCAATGATCCTACATCCTTCTGCCACTTGCCGCCGTCATAGGTGTACCATGACTTTGCTTCCGGACAGTACCGGGTATCATGATCGTAACACTCTGAGAAGAGGTCAGCCATTCCCGCTTCATCCCAAGAGTACCCTGTAGAATCTTCCTGATAGGAAGTCTCAGGGTGATGTTCTTTGATGTATGTCAACTTTTCTGAAATCTCTACCGATGTTACATAGCGTCCGTTGGACAACTGAAATAATTCATCTTCCATTCTTTCTCACCTCCTTCTGCTTATCTCTTAGCATAATTGCTCTCTTTACTTCTTTGTCGGTATCTTTTACCGTTCTTCCACTGGCACATTTTACACATTTGACACGCCATCCACCTTTATGTCTTTCAAAGTGTCCGTAGCCTGTGGGAACGTAAGCACCGCAACAGTAACAATATCCGGGGTATCTGTTTCTTGCCATTTAATTATCTCCTGTATCTGCTTATGCTTTCTGCAATGATCTGTAGTTCTCTGTCTGGAAGCGGTGGCTTGCACACTTCTTTGTTGACTCTCTGCAATTCCTGATAAATCTGCATCGGAGTGTACCCAGTGTTGTGCAATGCACCTGCCAGACTGGTAAGAGAAATGTTTCTGCCACCGTCCGGGATTTCCGGGTAGTCCGGTCTGATAAAGATTCTGCCGCCCGCAGGCTTCGGAAACTTAGGAGAATAGATACGCTGTACCATGCTTGAATTGTTCCCTGTCTTTTCAGTCTCTTTGAAATACTTCTCCACTACATAGTCAATAGCTTCCTGATTATCAATAATCTCAGGGAAGATCAGCACCTTCCCGGTCATAATGAAGAACCTTCTTGCCTGATAGATTTCTACGCCTGCAAGATTGTTCTTGCCTGAGAACGGCAGCTTGCCACGCATGAGGATATGTACTCCACGTCCACTCCGGGACTTCTCTGTGTATGAGTGGCAGGCTTGCATAATATCTGCACACAGCGGAGTCATAAGACCGTCCTCAAAGCCTGCATCAATGTCAATGCCTACAATGTTCTGATCGGCAAAGACATAACCAATGTGGTCATAGTGTCCGTTCTCCACCGCCCACTCAGCCTGCTCAAAAGTAGACCAAGTGTCCGGTGCGGTGGATGAAGCGGCTTTTCTTTCAAATGCTCTCATGGGAACTTTTGAACCGTCCCAAGCACACACCCACTGATTCTGATTCTTTAATTCTTCTGGTATTCTGGAATAGTCCATCTGTTCCCACGCTCCTTACTCTGTAATCAATTCGCTGTGTGGTAGTGATTCGATGAAATGACAGAACGTATGCCATTCATCAAGTTTATGGTTTCTTCGTGCATGATAGATGTTCTTCAACACTGCATAATTAAGCTGCACGGTACGCTTCTGGTTGTAAGATGACGGCAAAAGCTGAATCATCTGCCACCAGTCACGCTTGTCCTTCTGACTAAGGAAGTCCAATCTTGCATTGTTCAGTGCATCCACTACCATCTTCATGATAATAAGATTAGTCTGAGACAGGTGATCCGTGGAGAAATCTTCCAAGGTAAACTCTTTTGCCTGAATCTTGTGCATTGTGCTACACGAATTTGCGACTGTACCCACCTTGTAGGTGTCAAACTCCTTCCACCAGTAGAGAGGTGCTTCCACATCTACCGTGACGTTAATCATTCTCAGGAACTTCCCGTGATCGTTACCTGCTGCCGCAAGTCTCTTCATGAGAGAGAGGTCATTTTCTCCTACTGCATAGCAAGCAAATTCTGAACAATCGTGTTCTTTCGGATGACAAATACCTTCACGATCAATAATTCCACATTTTCCACAATCTACAGCAGGATAACTGTCTGATTTATCCCATGAGTTCATAGGATTTCTCATACCTCTAATTGCAGTTTCCCACCCGTAGGTTTCTGCCTTTGAAATTCTAATCATGATTCATACCATCCCTTCTGCGAACTCTCATGTAGTCTTTGTAATCCAGACCATTCATCTTCGCTGCTGTATGCAATGCTCTCTTCTTTGTGCCGTATGTGCCGGGGATAGGCTCTTTACAGCCTACCTCCGTGACATACCATCTACTGCTACCGTGTTCTTTGTGTACTTCGTACTTCATAACTATAGTCTTTGCTTTCCTTTCCAATCGGTTAATAACCTGTTCGGGATCAAGGTCACAAAGGGAATGAAACCATTGTGACCGGAAGAACCTTCGGCACTCGTCCACGTTACAATCTGTAGTCGGTGACTTAAAGCCCGCCAGTAAGTCAACGTAATCAATCGCAGCTTGCTCTATGATCCCGAACTTGAGATTATCAATCCCTTTATCTGTCATACCTTAACCCTCCATTACATTGACTTTCTCTCAGCAATCTCAGCCATTTTTGCAGCGTTCAGACGGGTATCACCGTGAACTCTACTGTAGGACAGATAGCCATTCATTCTATCAATCTTCGTGAGGTTGGTACTGCCACACACCGGGCACACATCCATCTCTAACTCTTCATGACCGCAATCATCACAGTATGCCAGAGACAGGTTGACTCCTTCGTAATAGCCTAACTCCATTGCTCTGCATACCAGAGTCTTGACAGCGTTCCGGTTGTAGCTGATCGGATATCTCACATACTGAATCTTGCCGCCGTTGCAAAGATTCCAGAAACGTCCTTCCAAGTCTTGCTTCTGAATCGGTGTGATATCTTCTGTGACGTGACAGTGAAAGCTATTGCTTACATAGGGTCTGTCTGACACATTCTTAACTACTCCGTACTTCTTTCTGAACTGTTCCACCTGTAATCCGCAAAGGCTCTCAGCAGGTGTGCCATAGATTGCATACAACCATCCGTCAGCTTCCTTGTACTCATTGACCTTATCGTTGATGTGCTGCATGACTTCCAGTGCAAATGCACCATCTTCCGCAATGGACTTTCCATTGTAAAGTTCCTGCAACTCATTGAGTGCTGTAATTCCGAAAGATGCCGTCATAGGTTTGAGAAGTGATTTAATCTTGTCCGAAGGTTTCAGACGCCCTCCGTAGAAACCACCTTCACAATAGGCAATCGGGTTGGTACTGGCTTTCATCTCTCCAAGGTATTCATAAGTACGCTTGTGAATATTGCGGATCATTTCAAGGTAGAAGTCCAAAACCTCATAGAAGTCCTTACCCTCTTCTCTTGCTTTCGCAAGAATCATAGGCAAATGCAGACTCACTGCACCAATATTGAAACGTCCTTCAAAGATAGGCTTATCATCTTCGTCTGCCGGGTGCATACCGCCACGCTCATACCACGGACTAAGGAAAGCACGGCAACCCATAGGGCTTACCACTCTGCCATATTTCTTGTACATCTCAGCCACATAACCGTCACCTGTAAGAGACAGCCAGTCAGGGTACATAGTCTTGCAGCTACAGTCAATCCCGGCTTCAAATACATCTTCGTTGATACAGCCTTCACCGTGAAGATTCTTGTCATACAGGAATACCAGTTTAGGGAAAAGGACTGGCTTCTTATTTCCCGGCTTACCCTCACCTGTCATGTGAACACGCAAGAAAGTCTTGCTTGCCATTTTACCGAAACGATCCGTAGCCAGACCGAAGGTCATAGTGATAAATGGATAGTCACCACGGGATGATCCCACAGTGTTCAGCTTCATTTCAATTCCTTGAAATCCCTGTTCAAAATCTCTTTCTACCTTTTGCATAGCCCATTCATGAACTTCCTGCGTGAAGGTCTGCTGATTGCGAATTTCCATGTATTCATCCACATACTTCTTATAAGATTTCTCAGCGTAAGGTGCTGCCAACTTGTCAACTTCCGGTACTGTAAATCCTCCGTACTGCTGACTTGCGGTTGCGAGGATGATATCACCCAGTACATCAAAGAACACATCAAGCGTTTTCGGTTCGTTGTACCAGATATTCCCCATCTCAAAGCCACCCTTCATAACCTCATTGACTCTGAACAGGCAACAGTTCATAGTGTCCAGTCTTGCGGACTGATCGTGAATGTAAATGTAACCGTCCCGGCAAGCCTGCAACTCTTCCTGAGTCATGAAGAACTTACGGTACAGACGCTTATTCAGTTCGTTGAAGATCAAGCAACGCTTTGTAGCCACCAGTGCTGAGTCCGTGTTTGCGTTCTCTTTATCTCCCTGAAATCTAACAACCTGCGATTTCTGGAATACCCTGTCTAACACATGAACAAAGTCCTGCTTATAGTTTCTGTAGTTACGATAGGATGTAGCAATCCGTGGATCGTACTTATCAAGTACCTGTTCCACAATATTGTGCATCACGGCAACCGGGATATCAGTAAGTCCTTTTTCTTCGATCACTTCCAGTACCGAACCAACGATTTCATGAAATGCTGTATCATCCAGTGTAATCATGACTCTGGAAGCAGACTTGTTGACAGCGTTTACGATCTTTTCACCGTCAAACTCTTCCAGTGTTCCGTCTTTCTTAATTACTTTCATGTAAGACCACTTCTCCTTTCTGTAATGATTTTTGTACGTCAATCACTCTCTGATTGGTACTGCCCGCCCAGTGATAATTGACATCCTTCAACTCTTCTTCAAAGCGTCCATCCACCAGTACGTCTGCATACTTGACTGCTGCAAGCAGATATTTGTTTGCAAGAATCTGTTCCCATGTATACCCGGTGTAGACCCATATTGTTTTCTTCGGAAATCTCTTCTGTACTGCTTTCATGATGGAGAATACTGCTCCACGGTTCTGCGGGTGAAGCGGATCACCCCCGGAGAAAGTAATACCTGCCACATACGGTTTTTCCAGTGCTTTCATGATTTCATTAAAAGCTCTCTTATCAAACACCAAACCGTCATCAGGATTCCATGTAACCGGATTCTGACAGCCCTTGCAGTGATGTTCACATCCTGCAACCCAGAGGACTACCCGGAGTCCGTCACCGTTATTCATGTCATCCTGAGTAATGTTGTGATATCGCATTAGATATCTCCCGGCTTACGATGCAGAGAATTTTCTACTGTAAACCCTTCTGGGTAACGGGCTTTCAGCTTGTCAATATTCATCTGCATGACTGTATCAATATCCGTTCCCAGTGCATTACACGCTTCTGCGATCATCCAGAGACAGTCACCAAGTTCCTTTTCCATGTGTTCAAGGTTCACTTCATGTCCCTGATATTTCTTCTGCAAGATTCCTGCAACCTCTCCTGCTTCACTGTTCAGACCGAACACGGCATGAAACAGTCTATCTTCTTTCTGATCGTAAGGAATACTGCAAGTTCTAATTGCAAGTTCCTGATATTCTTTACCTGTCATGATTTAGTCCTCCTTATTCCTGTGTGATACAGGTGTTGGTGAGTTTGCCGTAAACATCCTCATACATCTCCTGCTTATCTCCGTTAAAAGTATACTCAGCGTAAATACCATCACCCCTGATTGTGGTAGATGCAAGGCATTTGTAATTCTGTAAAGTCTTGCAAGACCAGACTACAAACACATTGCTCATATCAATGTCAACTTCCGGTCTATTCTTGTGATACCATTCCACCAGTTTTCTCTTGCATACACTCTGAAAGTGATCCATACCTGTAATAATCATGATTTAGTCCTCCTGTTTCCACTCTTCTTTAGTCGGTGCTTCCTTATCTTCTCTGCCTGCACCAATAACTGCTACACAGATCAGGAAAATCTGACCTGTAATAAAACCTCCGACAAATCCAAGTAATGCTCCCATAGTAATTTCTCCTTAATCCTTGTGAGTAACTTTGACACCGTATTCAGGAAGGAAGTTGATTTCATAATGGTACTTGTCAACATTTGCACCGGAAATATCTTCCACTACATACATCGTGTCATCGTTCAGATATACAAAATGTTTCTGATACTTTCCATCTCCAACCTCACAGATAACTTCCAGTTCGTTATCTGAATTGTTGCTGAGAGAAAATGTACCTTCCATTTCAAGCAAGATCGTATCGGTTCTGGCATTGATTACGGTCAGTTTACGGGTTACATTGAAGTTGTCAGCTTCCTTGCCGATGTTATACGAAACCTGCTCAGATTCCGTACATCCTGTCATAAGCACTGCCACCATAAGTGTAGCAATCACTACAGCAACTACTTTCTTCATAGTGCTTCCTCCTTAAATACCTTTGATTCTGGCAGCCATCATATCTGCCGTGTGAGTCCACAAGACGTTAGGGAATTTCTCAATAGCCTTTCCGTACTTGTCCCAGTTTTCCTTGTCATCGAACGCTCCCATATGCCATCTGATACACGCTTTCTCTTCCTCAGTTACGCCAATCTCATTCGCTGCCAGAAGTACCAAAGACTTCTCAGCATGACCGGGAATGGTGACATTCGGATTGTAGCTGTACGTTCCATCTCCGTTGTGAATGTAGTTATCACACTTGCAGAGATCATGAAACATACCCACAACATAAGGACTCTTCTTGCTGTTCCAGTGAAGTTTCAGGTGTTTGGTAAGATGCAGCAGACTCTTAGTCACTTCAAGGGAATGATCGAACAAACCACCTTCATAATTGCCGTGATACTTCGTGGAAGCAGGGGCAGTGAAATAACCCATCCGTCTGAAAATAGCTACAAAGTAGTCCACCTCTTCCTTGCTGAACGCCTGACCCATCAGGGACTTGAAAATCTTAATTCTTTCGTTCGTGTTCATCTTCAATCCTACATTTTGAGAATATTTTAATATAACCATTGGAGAGTTTGAGGTAACATCTCTCCCTCTCCGCAGGTCACTTACTTAACCAAGCAGACTGCCAAGATCAAATGCCGCAGGTTTCTTACCTTCCTGCTTTGCAGGTTCAGCCTGTGCAGGCTTGCTCTGCTTCGGTGCTGCCGGGGCAGCTTCCTCTTCATCAAATCCATAAGCCGCTTCCTTGTCACCCAGTCTTGCAAATTTGAGCATCTTGCCCGGTGTTTTGTTGCTCTCGACTTCCTCATGCTCAACTTCACAGCGGATAAAGTGTCCAACCAACTCCTGATCGTCAATGTCCTTCACAGTGAAGTCATCCAGTGCCGTTTTAGCAAAATAGCTGAACGCATTAAGACCGCCCTGATTCGGTTCACCGTCTTTATTCAGGAGAGAGAATCTCTCGATATGCTTCTGACCCTTTGCGGTCTGCATAACCACTTCCATCTTACCAAAGTCCTCTTTGTAGTTGACCTCAGTAATCTTGAATACATGAGTTCCTTCCGGGATCAGTGTAAATCCCTCTGTAAGTCCAATCTTTGCCATTGTAATAGTCCTCCTTAAAATGTAATATCTATATCAAATTAGTATTTGATATCCATGTTTCCGTGTTGGTTGATCCAGTCTATAACGTCTTTATATCCTAACCCGCCCTCTTCCACAGGCTTCATGATATATGCGTACTGCTTCGGATGAGTTTCTTTCATTTGTTCAAACCGGGTAGGTGATTTTTCAAGGTGACATCCGTATCCACAAAACATACATCCGGTTCGGCTGCATCCTGTAGTTTTGAGAAGCGGTCTATCTTTGTCGAAAATCTCACTGCGTTCAGTAAATTCATAATCACAGTCCGATGGTTCGGTCACGATATCTCCGTAGACTGAGCAGATCGGTCTATAATATTCTATACTTTCAATCGTTGCTCCTGTCTCTCTTGAAACGATCCTGCTACCATACCACATAACTTTTTCGTGACAATTTATTCTATCCCGGCACATTCTGTCTTTGTTCAACTCAATGTAGAGAAGAACGTCCTGTTCAGTCCAAAAACTCATAGGATTGGATATAGGAGAAGTCATCTCAAAACCGTTACATCCGTTTCTCAACCATTGTGCTGTCCTTAATCTACTTTCACTTGCCATCTGTGCAGTCATGGGTTTCTTATGAGTCTTTCGTCCGTATGAGTGAACTGGTGACTTTTTCATGATTCTGCAACATGAAGCTGAAAGATTGAAAGGTGCTTCTAAAAAGAATTTGTAGCGTGGCATACAATATTTTGACACTGAACCGTCTTTATTTTTGTATGTACCCACTACTTGCTGATATCGTGAAGTCTCACTAGGGATAATCCCCATTTTCAGACTTAGATACTCTGGACTCTCTTTTGCTTTCCCTCTTCGGTCTATCCCCAGAAGGTCTGCTATTCCCCAAGCATAACGTACCGTCCGACTCTCTCTCGACTGAGCGTCATTCAAGGCTTGCATATATTTTCTTGCCCCGTCCACCTTGTCAGAGACTTCTTTAGAAATGAAAGGATAGCCATATTCGGTAATAACCTGCTTGAAATTTTTCTTCGGTTTGAGCCATACTACATTGCTGAAAGTTTTGACAAACTCTCTGATTTCAGGATATTCCAGACCTGTATCTACAAATACCGCCGTCACATTTGAGTACATCTGCCGTACCAAGTCCAACAGTACCGTACTATCTTTTCCACCAGAAAAGCTGACATATACGCCATCCTCTCCGTAATACTCCACCCATTGACGGATTCTGTATTTAGTCATCCTGATTTTGGCTTCCAGAGGAAGTGATTGCATTTGCCATAAATCACTTATAACGTGTTTTCCCATATCAATCCTTCCTCTTCTTCGGAGTGAAACGGTACTCAGGTTTTTCAGTCTCAGTCATGTACTTATCAAGCACACCGTCCTTCTCCATTGCTTCTGTATCAAAATCCTGTTTCTTCTTCATGCTGACGGTAGTGACAAAATCATAGCTGCCACCTGTGATCGTAACAGTCTTATCACCCGGTTTGAACTGACTCATACTTGCTTCCTTAATCAGTTCTTTCAGCTTTTTCAGACGCTTTTCATCGTCAGCTACGGTTGCATTTACCTCTTCGATATGAAGCATAAGCCCTTCGGCTTCCTTCACCATTGCGTCCAGATCGGAGTCAGGGGACAGGTTGTTATCTCTCAG